TGGCAGCGGCACGATCACCATTAATCAAAGCAGCTGGAAATCCAACAGCGGCGAAAACAACGCCGTCGAAGCCACCACCTCACCATCGACCGACGCGGATCTCGGCCTTAATCCATGAAACAGCGAGTCATCATCGTCCACGGCTTCAACGTCAGCGACAAAGGTCGATCCACTACGGGTCGCTTCGCGCCGTTGCTCCGTCGCCGTGGTTATGAGGTGGCGACATTCTCCACTGGCTGGCGCGGCCTGCTCGGTGTGCGCGTCGGCAATAAGCGCCGCGCGCAAAAACTCGCCGCCCTGGTGCGCCCTGGTGATTGGTTGATCGGGCACAGTGATGGCTGTAATCTCATTAATCAAGCGCTGCATGCGCTGGCGATCGTCCATTCCAGCCGCGTTAAGTGTGTGTATTTTAACCCGGCGCTAGATAAGGATACGGCGCTGGCCAACAGCGTGGCGCGGTGCGTGGTGTTTCACACGCCGAGCGATCGGGTGGTGTGGCTCTCGCAGTTCCTGCACTGCCATCCGTGGGGCGCGATGGGGCGCACTGGCTACCGCGCCGCCGATGAGTCGTGGCACGATCCACGCTATACAAATATTAGCTATGAAAGTCTTGGTTTTGAGAATCTCGGGCACTCGGGCGTGTTTAAGACCCCCGAGTGCCTCACTATCTGCCGCGCTCACATCGAGCAACAGCTCTGCCCTCATTTTACTAAATTGCCATGATCGCCAACGTAACCCGCACTATTGAGCCGACCGTCGAACCCGTCACTCTCGACGAAGCAAAAGCGCACCTGCGGCTGATCGATTTTACCGAGGATGATGTCTATATCACCACGCTAATCTCGGTCGCACGGCGCGCGGTCGAGGATATGATCGGGCGCGCGTTGATCGATACCACATTTACCCAAACCGCCACCACCTGGCAACTGGCAACTGGGCTGTTGCGCGGCAATGCCCGCATGATCGATTCACTGAAATACGATGACGTGGCCGCAGTCGAGCAGACCGTCGATTCCGGCGAGTATGAGCTGGTCGCGTTCGCCGATGGCTGCGCGGCGCTCTATCTGCGCGACACATTCACCGAGCCTGATCTCTACGCTCAAGCCGGCGCGGGTCGGATCCGGATCGAGTTTACCGCCGGCTATGGAGCCGCCGCCAACGCCGTGCCGCAGCCGCTCACGCAGGCCGTGCTCTACATGATTACTCACCTCTACGACAACCGCGCGCCCGTCGGCGTGAATGTCAATCTGAACAAAATGCCCTTCACGGTGGAGGCGCTCAGCAATCCTTACAAAATTTATAACATATAAAAGAGAGCTGAGAGCTGAGGTTTGAAACCTCAAGCCTCAAGCCTCTTAAAAAACTCTCAATCCTGTTAAACTATGAATTGCGGAACACTAGATCGACTCATTCAGATCCATCGGCAAGCGGCCGGCCTGCCGATGGTCACCGCTGATGGCACGTATCTGACGACCAGCGACGGCACCGTGCTGACGACGAGTTCGCGCAAGGGTCGATTCGGCGCGGAGCTCGATGCGTGGGGGCTACTCGCTCAAGCGTGGGCGCGCAAGATGTCGGCGCGTGGTAACGAGCGCACCGCCAACGGCCGCGAAGTAGGGCAGCAGACTGTGGTGTTTCGGATCCGCTACCGCTCGACTCTGTCGATACTCGATCGGATCGTTTACGATGGCCACGCCTACGACATTGACGACGTCAACGAGATCGAACGCCGCAAGCTGCAGGATATTACCTGCACGCTCCACTCTAATACGCAACCTGTTTCCTGATGGCTGGCGACGAATTAAAAATGCAATTGCAAGGCATCGACGCGATGACCAAGAATCTCGCGCAGCTGGGCACCCGCGTCGCCGCGCGCGGGCCATCGACTGCGGTGCGTGCAGCTGGCGCGGTTATCATCCGCGAGATGCGCATGCGTGCGCCCAGGGCGACCGGCAGCCTAAAAAAGTCAATCGGGCAGAAGGTTAAAAATTACAAACGCAGCGGCACAGTGGCCTCGATCATTGGCGCACGCTCAAAAAGCTATGCCACCGCCCAGGGTAAACGCAACCCGGCCTATTATGCGCACCTAGTCGAGTTCGGCGTCAAACCGCACGCCACGGGCAAAAAGAAATCCTTTTACCGGCGCGGCACCGGGCAGCACCCGGGGCACCGGGCGCAGCCATTTATGCGCCCCGCGTGGGACTCTGCCGCACCCCGTGCGCGTAGCGCCGTGATCGATAAGATGACGCAAGTCTTCGACAAAGAATCCAAAGCCCTTAGTGTGAAATGAGCTCATTTTTAGAAACCCTCGCAGGCTACCAAATCGGCAATCTCCCCGCGCTCGCCGCCATTATTGGTGAGCGTCTCTACCCAGTCGAGGCGCCGCAAGATGTGGCACTGCCGTTTGGCGTGTTTACGCAGATTAGCGCCGCCGAGCATGTCACCCACGGTGGCAAATCCGGCTGGGGAAGTATGCGGGTAAATTACGAATTTTACGCCGCCACCTTCCACGAAGTGGTCGATGCGGCGCGTGCCCTGCGTGCCGAGTTTGAGGGTCGGAGCGTCACCCTCGCCACCGGCACGCAGAGCTGCTGGTGCGCAGTCGAGTCCGAATATGACGAATATGACTCAGGCGAGCGCATTTATCGCAGGTCGATCGATTTACTGTTCGAATATTCAATCTAAGCCCGATGGAAAACACCGAAAATTCTAAAATAAACTGGAACCTAATCGCGACGCTTTTTATCGCCATCGTGAATGGCATACTAGTGCCCGTGATGTTTAAAGTCTCTGATGATCTGAGTAAATTGCAAATCAGCCAAACTAAAACCGAATCGTTTGTCGAATCATTCCTAATTCAAGGGCCGCGTTTCACAGAAAAAGATTACCTCGACAAAGAGCGCGCCACGCTCGGACAAATACAGATGCAGGCCAGCCGGCTGTCTGATCATGAGATGCGCATCCGAGCGCTGGAAAAGGGTAAAAATAACTAATATAGAGCCGCCTTGCCGCCGCCACCACCACCACTACCAATCGCCTCGAAAAAAATGAAACTTAACAACCCTATTTTTATTAGTTTGATCACGCTCGTTTTCGGCTGGTTTGCGGTGCCCGTGCTGCAGTCAACGTTTCGCGACGTGGGGCAAGCCAGCGATACGACATTGATCGAGCTGCCGCCCTGGCAAAAAAAGATCGAGTTAGATATTAGCAACAATTCGCGGGACATCGCGCTGGCAAATGTCGAGCGTGCGCAGCTATTTAATGCCAGCAACGAGCATGGCTGGCGACTGGCTGAATATGCTAAATCGCAAAGCCTGCACCGTGCCACGCTGTCTAAAATCGAGCGCGAACTTACAAAAGTTCGCATCGAGGCGGCCAAACAAACGAGCATTATTAATGCTCGTTATGGGCAACAAATCCCTGACTCTCAATAATTTCACCGCGATCATGTACTATCGACCAGATCTCTCCAGAACGCACGTCCAACTTGATGCAGTACCCCGCCGCGCTGGGTGCGATCTGGTAGCGAGCCGCTCGGCACGCGCTGGCAAGGTAGAGCAGCACGCAGCAAAGCGCGGTGCAGCTGTAAATAATCGCAGACGATGTGCTCAAGCTCATGTCAGCTCAAACAATGCTACCGCGGCGGAAAAGCAAGTTTTTTTAAAAAATAACTAAAAATAACACCAAAACATCAAACCAATAACCACAAATAGAAAAGGACATATATTATGAGCGAAAAAGGCTTCGGCATTAAACTTGAATACACCATTGACGGCGGTTCCACATGGGTCGAGGTCGGCGAAGTGGTCGACTGCACACCGCTGTCGATCACTAAAGACACCTACGAGACCACGCACCACGGCACGGACAATGGGCATAAAACGTTCGAGGGCGGGCTGGTCGATTTCGGCGAAGCCACCCTGGTGGTCAACTACGATCCGACCGATGTCGGCCATGCACTCATGCGCACCCGCGCAGCGACGGCTCACGAATCCGCGCAGCAGTATCAATTCACCTACGGCGACACGGGTGCAACGGTAGAAACATTCACCGCGATCTGCACGGGCTTCGAACCAGCGGCACCGATCGACGATAAGCTATCGGCGACCATCACATTTAAAGCCTCGGGCGGCGCAACCCAAGCATAAGCGATGAAAAAAGGCACGATACTCTATAAGGGACAGGAGCGACTCCTACCGAAGATCAGTAATAAGGTTTTGATGCGTTTTGAGCGAGAGGGCGGAACCCTGGCTAAATTCGAAGAGCAGCCATGCACTACTGCCGTCACGCTAATTGCCTGCGCCCTCGGGCTGCCGGGTGATCCGCTCGACCATGCCGACGACCTGCCGCCGTTTACCGACCTAGCAGTCATCGTAAAAGACGCGCTCGAAAGCTCGGGCCTAACCGCTGTTGATGAGCCGGGGGAGACCGATGGGGTCGAAGCCGCGCCGTCGGTCGAATCTTCTACGGATTAACCGATGATGAATGGGGCAACGCAACCGCCGCAGAAATGCGCACTTTTCAAGAGGTTTTTGAATCTCGGGAAAAGCGCGACGATGCGCGGTTTGCGTTGCTTTGTTCTGTGGTGGCAAATTGCCACCGCGACCCCAAAGCAAAACGCCAGCCGTATCGTGTCGAAGACTTCCTGCCGCGCGAGCGACCGCAAACACGCGCTGCACTACTGCTCAAGCTCAAAGCCTTCACCGGCTCCATGCGCTGATCACTTTCAGCTTTCTTTTTTAGCACTCTCACTCTCACTACTCACTCTCACTAGATAATGGCCACTAAAATCGGATCTCTATTCGGCGACGTATCTCTGCGCACCGCTTCACTTGATAAAGACATTGCCAAAGTCGGCAAGAAATTAAAGAAGTTAGGTAAGGGCATTACGTCAATGGGCAAGAGCCTAAGTGCTAAACTCACGGCCCCAATTGTTGGCTTTGGTGCAGCCTCTTTAATATCCTTTGGTAAATTTGAGAAAGGTATGGATGAAGTAAAGTCGCTGATGCCTGATCTCAATCAAGGCGAGTTTGTTGAGCTTGGGGAAGAAGTGCGTGAGCTAGCAGTCGCGCTCGGCGCCGACGCCGTTGAGTCGGTTGGGGCACTTTATCAAGCGATCTCTGCCGGTGTGCCGAAAGACAACGTGATCGACTTTCTGCGCACGTCTAGCAAGGCGGCGATCGCAGGTGTGACCGATGTCACCACAGCCGTCGATGGCATCACCACCGTGCTCAACGCTTACAAGATGGAGGCGAGCGAGGCCGAGCACGTCTCGGATGTGTTATTCACCGCCGTGCGCCTGGGTAAGACTACCTTTGGCGAGCTGTCGGCGAGCATGTTCCAGGCTGCGCCACTCGCTGCCGCCATGAATGTGCCGCTAGAGGAGATCGGCGGCGCTGTCACCACGCTCACCAAGCAGGGCGTGCCGACCTCCGTCGCCATGACGCAGATCCGCGCATCGCTGATCGGTCTGCAAAAGCCGACCAGCACGATGGCCGAAGCGCTTCGAAGCATGGGCTACGAAAGCGGCCAGGCGCTGGTCGATGCCAAGGGGTATCTGGGCGCGCTTGAAGCATTGCGCACTGACTCAGGGCTCACCTCGCAGGAGTTGGCCAAAGCATTTAAGTCGGTCGAAGGGCTCGGGGCTGTGCTCTCGCAGACCGGCAGCAACTTCGACGGAGCGGTTGAGGATCTCACCGCCATGACCGAAGCTGGGGGTGCCATGTCCGCCGCGTTCGAAGCGAATAATCAAGGCGTGTTTCGCAGCTTCGAGAAGAGCCTCGCCATTATTAAAGAGTTAAGCTTTCAGATCGGCGCACAGCTCGCGCCGTATGTCGAGCAAGCTGCGAC